ATATTTAAACAGTAGAACACTGTATATTTCCACAGAACCAAGAGACAGAAGGGGTCACGAGTGAGCGATAGCAATGAGACGGATGAGCCGATGCATGCGGCAGCGCGGGACATCTATGCGAGCCTGATTGCCCTGGATGCATTGCTGCAGGCGGCGCAGGCAAACCCCATACCTGCCTGTCATGTGCGGCAGCTGCTGCAACCCGCTCTCAAGACGCTGGACCGCGCCACCAGCTGAGGCGCCAAAGAAAAAGGGGCCTGCATGCAGGCCCCTTTGTTCCATCGTTTCCCGTCTACACCAGGCCTTGCTGGGCCGGCTCAATGCTGGGCAGTAGGTAGGGGTCAAAGCTGCAGACAACATCCCCCATCCATTCATTGATGGCCTGCGCGAAGCGCGTCTGCAGGGGCAGGATTTCGTTGCGCGCGAACACCCGTGCAGCGTTGACCACATCGCCGAAGCCACCTGCATTGGCCGGCACCACGCCCATGAGCTGCGGAGGCACGCGGTGGGCGGCCAATTGGTCATCGCGGCTCACGTTCTTGATGTTGAAAAATTCATCCTTGGCCGCCGCCTCGCCGATGGGCAGCAGTTGGATGGCTTTCTCTTTGCCGCCGGGCGAATGGAAAAACAGATTGCGGAAATTGCCCATGCCCTTGGAAGATTTCAAGGCCTGGCGCAGCGCATCCACATCGTCTTTTGCCACTTCGGGATCGCTCAGATAGAGGATGTATCCGGCATGGCTCCCATTGTTGTAATACCGGCGCCGAAACAGCGTGGCCGACTCATTGAGCCAGGCGGACTGCAGAGCGGCCAGGTACTGAGGCAGTCCATAGATTTCCTGGTGCACATCGGGCTGGAGGATGTGGCAAATGCTGCCTTCGGGAAACGTGTGCTCTTCCTGCCAGGTGCGGCGGAACCCGAAGAGTTTCAGACCACGATGCCGCCTTGTGTACTTGGCCAGTACGTGGCGCAGGGGCAATGAGCCACCCAGACGATTGCGCGGGCGCTCAAAGTAGCCATTGCCGAAAACAAGGAAGTCCAGAGCAGCCCACTGCACCGTGGCGCGGTTCAGAAGCGGATGAGGGCGCAGCGTGCTGGCGAGCACCTGGGCCTTGAACTGGATGGCGCTTTCGTGGTGGGTGGCAGCACGCAGGGTGCGCGCCAGGCCATCGAAGCTGATGGGGGTTTCGTACCAATCCCCATTGAGCCAGCATTCCACATAGTCCAAGATTTCACGCCGGTCCAGCACGGCCTCGGGTTCGCCGAAAGAGAAAGCCTCGGCAGTGGCCGGCGCCGTCATGGTGCCCGCTGGGGTTGTGGGTTCTGTCATCCAAAAATCTCCAAAGTCGTGCGACTGGAAACGCCGCCCACGGCGACGGCCTCCAGCGGCTCGTTATCCATTGCATTCATGCAGGCCCAGGCCAGATCCGCGTGGCTTGTCTCGCCGCCACGGCCCGCCGCATAGGTCACGCTTTTGCCCGAGCCCGTCAATTCGCGTTTGATGGCCATGAAACTGCGCTGCAGATCCACGTCGCCGGAATCGAATTCAAAGCGGCCGGCGCGCATCAGGCTTTGCGCCTTCATCACCAGGCGCGTTTTGACTTCCACGCTGTACTGCAGCGACTTCACGGACGGGAAAAACTTCTTAACGATCTGATAAACGCCCTGACCCAGACCCGTGGTGTCGATGCAGATGTGAGCCACGTTGTATTTCTCCGTCATCTTGCGGATGACTTCGGCTTGGTCCTCAAAGTCCGGCTCCTTGAACTGGATGCGCTCAAGCACGCGAAATTTGCCCCCGGGCCTGTCTGGCGCGGCCAGCACCACCAGGCCGGCAGAGTCGCCCGTGTGGCTGGGGTCATAGCCAATCCAGACGGGTTTGCTGCCATACGGCCGCAACGTGAAAGGCTTGAAATCGCTCCATGCGTCCCAGCTGTCGGCATGGCAGCGCATCAGCGTGGACAGTGGAAACACGGCGAAGGTGTCATCGACAAACCCGCACATGAGCAGGTTGTCCCATTCCTCGTCCGAATACTCGAAGCGCAGCTCGTCAAGGTCGAACAGATTGCAGCCGCCGCGCTGCGCATCCAGCACCGTGACAATCTGCCGCCATATCTTGTCCTCGCCGGTGAAGCCTCCAGCCAGGTGCGAATGGCTCAGGTCCAGCTCTATGCGGTCCTTCTTGGCGCGCTTCTTGTTGATGCGTTCGGCGCTCCACAGCGCATAGGCCTGGTGCTGCAGGCTGCTGGGCGTGGAAAACAGCGTCTTGCGCCAATGCTTGTGGATGGCCATGCCGCTGGCCACCTTCCAAAGCTCCGTGAAGTTGTTGACCCAAAAGAATTCATCGAAATAGAGATTGCCGTGATACGACTGCGCGGTGCGGGCGCTCGTGCCCAGGAAATACAGCGTGGCGCCATTGCTCAGGACGATGGGGTCGCCCTTCAAATCGATATCGCAATGCTCCTTGGCAAACGCGATGATGTACTGCCGGAAAACATGGGCCTGCGCACGGCTGGCCGAAAGAAAAATCTGATTGCGGCCCGTCTGCAGGGCATCAATCAGGGCCTCGCGGGCGAAGTACCACGTTGCCCCGATCTGGCGCGATTTGAGGATGGCGCGCGTGCGCTGCTGGATCTGCTCCCACCATGTGTTTTGGTAGTTGAAAAGTGAATCCAGAAATGCCTGCGTGATCTTGTCCACGTCCTCGGACGTGAAGTGATTGCGCTCGGGCTGCTTTTTTGGCCCGGCATTGCGCTTTTCAATGGTCGGATTCAGATCCGTTTCGCGGCCCGTGCGCTCGTACTTGTGCACGCGCGCCAAGCGCTCCATGGCGCGCCCCAGCGCGTCCATTTCCTTGTAATCGCCGTTGCCCTTGCCCTCCTTGTGGATGAGCGTGCACAGGCGCATTTCCAGCGAGCCCTCCACACGCTCCACGGGCTTGGCCGCATCCCATCCATCGGCCTTTTTCCAGTCGTGCAGCGTGGTGCGCGCAATGCCCAGGTGCTCGGCGATATGGGTGATGCGCCACCCCATCCAGTACAGCGCTCGAGCCTGGCGCCGCTGGCCCGCCTCGCCGTCTGCAGTGAGGTCATGCAGTAGCTGCACCTCGTCGGCCGGCGTGGCGTCGGGTTGGATGGGGAAGGGGTTGGCAGGCCTCTTTCGGCGCACGGCAGAAGTCATGCCGTCGAGTGTCTGCATGCCCTCGCGCGCGCGCATCACCTTTGCCCGCTGTGATCGCCTCGCACCGGCCATTCAGTTGGACGCCTACGCGGTGCGGCGGGAGCATAGAGGCATCCCCAAAAGGGGCCTATCAACCTACTCGCCAACCTGCACACATGAAAAAGTCCAAGTTGTTCCGCGTGGCTACCGAAGGTGCCACTACTGATGGCCGCACCATTTCTCGGGCGTGGATCGAGCAAATGGCTCGCAACTTCGACCCGAAGAAATACGCCGCTCGTGTCTGGATCGAGCACATGCGCGGCCTGCTGCCTGACAGCTCGTTTGCCGCCCAGGGCGACGTGCTTTCCGTGCAGGCCAAGCAGGAGGCAGACGGCAAGCTCGCGCTGTATGCGCAGATTCAGCCCCTGGACTCGCTGATCGCCATCAACCAGAAGGGCCAGAAGCTCTATACCTCCATCGAGGTGGACCCCGATTTCGCGGGCTCCGGCGAGGCCTACATGGTCGGCCTGGCCGTCACCGACACGCCGGCCAGCCTGGGCACCGAGATGCTGCAGTTTGCCGCGCAGCACCCGAACGCCAGCCCGCTGGCGGGCCGCAAGGTCAAGCCGGGCAACCTCTTCACCGCCGCCGAGCATTTCAGCCTGGAGCTGGAGCAAGAAGCCGCCGCCCCTACTGGCAGCGAGGCAGGCGCCATGCAGGCCGTGGTGGGCATGTTCTCCAAATTGCTGGACAAGCTCTCCCCGCCGCAGCCCGAGAAGAAGCCCGAGTCTGTGCAGACGCACAGCGCTACGGCTGACCAGGCACCGCTGGTGGAAGCCTTTGCCGAGGCCGGCAAGGTGCTCAAGACCATGGCGGAAAAGCAGGACGAAATGGCCGGGCAGTTCGCCCAACTGCAAACGCAGCACAAAGAACTCGTTCAAAAGCTCAGCCAGCAGGAGCAGCCGGGCCATCAACGCCCACCCGCCACGGGCGGCAACGGCCAGGCCTTGGCCGACTACTGACCGCCGCGACCGGCCCAACCGACCACCAACGAATCACCGAGGAAACCCACAATGCGCAACGAAACCGCTGCCCTCTTCGATGCCTACACGCAACGGCAAGCCCAGCTGTCGGGCGTGGCCAGCGTCGGCCGGCACTTCAACGTGTCGCCCTCCGTCCAGCAGAAACTGGAGACTCGCATGCAGGAATCGAGTTCGTTCCTGAAGTCCATCAGCGTCCTGCCCGTCACGCCGCAGAAGGGCGACAAAGTGGGCCTGAGCCTGACCCGCCCCGTGGCCAGCCGCACCGATACCGACGCGAACGGCCCCCGCAAGACCAAGGATCCGACCGGCAAGGACAAGAGCGGATACGAATGCCGGCAGATCGATTCCGATACGCACATCAAGTACGCGATGCTGGATGCCTGGGCCCATTTCCCCGACTTTCAGGTGCGCATCAGCAACCTGATCGCGGAACGCAATGCGCTGGACCGCATCATGGTGGGTTGGAACGGCGTCAAGGCCGAGGCCACCACCAACCTGACCACCAACCCGCTGCTGCAAGACCTGACCAAAGGGTGGCTGCAACGCCTGCGCGAAGAGGCGCCGCAGCGCGTCATGTCCTCCGGCAAGGTGGCGGGCAAGGTCACCGTGGGACCGGGAGGCGACTATAAAAACCTCGACGCCCTGGCGATGGATGCCAAGCACTCGCTTATCGATGCGTGGCACCGCAAGAGCGCGGCTCTGCGCGCCATCTGCAGCGACGACCTGATGCATGACAAGCTGTTCCCCATCGTGAACAACAACGATCTGCCCAGCGAGCGCCTGGCGGCCGACATGGTGGTGAGCCAGATGCGCCTGGGCGGCACCCAGGCCGTGACCGTGCCGTTCTTCATCGACGGCGGCCTGCTCATCACGCCGCTGGAAAACTATCCATCTACTGGCAACGCGATGCGCGCCGCAAGGCCATCATCGACAACCCGGCCATGAACCAGGTGGACTTTTTCAACAGCTCCAACGACGACTATGTGATCGAGGATTTCGGCGCGTGCGCCTTCGTCGAAAACATCGAATTCATCGAATAGCCCGGCCCCAAGCGAGGGGCCAGGGCCGTGCTGCAGCTCAGCGGCGCGGCCCATGTTGCAAGCCACCACCTGGAACACACCATGCCAATGACTCCCGCGCGCCTGCACCGCATGCGTGTGCTGGCGGAACAAGAGGCCGCCGCATCCGCCGCCATCGACCCGCACGGCCCCATGCAAGGCAGCGAACACCAGCTCATGCTGGCCACGCTCCACGCCCACAAGTCCACGCTGAAAAACATCAAGGCCGTGGACAACAAGATCGCGGCCAAGGTCAAGCTGCTGCCCGACTTTGATGCCTACATCGACGGCGTGCTGCAGGCCGATGCCGGCGCGCAAGACCCGGTGCTGGTGGAAGTGCTCGTGTGGCAGATCGACGTAGGCAACTGGCCCCGCGTCCTGGAGCTGGCCGACTACGCGCTGCGTCACCAGCTCAAGATGCCCGACCAGTACAACCGCGACCTGCCGGCCGTGGTCATGGAGGAAACCGCCGAGGCCGCCATTGCCGGCAAGCTGGCCGGCCATGACGCCATGGTCACGCTGGCCAAGGTGGACCAGCTCACCACCGGCCTGGACATCCATGACCAAGTGCGCGCCAAGCTGCACAAGGCCATCGGCTGGGCCGCCATGGGCAAGACGACCACCACCGAGGTGGACCCTAAACAGCTGGAGCTGCAGCCCGTGCAAATCGCGCTGGAGCACCTGACACGCGCCGTCACCTTGTTTGAAAAGGTGGGCGTGAAAAAAGACGTGGAGCGATTGGAGCGCCGCTTGACCGAGCTGCAGTCCAACCCTCCCACCTGAGCCGAACCCCCCGCGCCGGGCGGCTCCGTGGCCACGGCCATCTGGCCCTGCCATGCACGGCCAACGCCACGGACCACCGCCCACCTACAACCCCGCCGCCGTTCACCATGTCGATGATCGCCACCGCCAACCCGCCCACCTCGGCCACCGAGCCCACCGTGACCAATGACGGATGGTTCCCGGACATGTCGCCCGCTGCCGTGCGCGACGCATGCCGCCTCGACGGCACCGCGACCAGCCCCCGCCTGCTGCCGGCCCTCAAGGACGCCATGCTCAGCGTCAATGCCGAGCTGGCCGAGTGGGCGGCCGAGCAGCGCGCACGCTGGGGCTATGCGCAGTTGGGCGACGTGCCAGCGCCGCAGGTAGGCGGGGAGAGCGCCAAGCTCCTGCACTACCGCCGCGCCGTGCACGAATGCCTGCAGGCGGATCTGCAAGAGGCCTACCGCGAAAGCGCGGCCACCAAGGTGGGTGGCGGCGGCGAGGAAGCCGTGCGCGAGGCCCTGGCGGCCAAGGTGGAATACCACCGCAAGAACCAGCGCTGGGCCATTGCCGACCTGGTGGGCCGTGCCCGCTGCACCGTGGAGCTGCTGTAGCCATGGCCGCCAGCAGCAGCCCCACCACCACCGTGCGCGCCCACGAGCACGACACGCTGGACGCCCTGTGCCACCGCCACCTCGGCCGCACGGCCGGCGCCGTGGAAGCCACGCTCAACGCCCACCCAGGCCTGGCCAAGCGTGCCGCAGGCCTGGGCGCTGGCGAGCCCGTCGAACTCGTGGCCGCGCCCGCGCCGGCCCGCCCAATGATTCAACTGTGGGATTGATATGGACCGCGAAACCATTGTGCGAACCGCCGCCCTGGAGGGCGCCAAGGCCGCCCCGCCCGTCACCGTCGTGGCCGCGAACGTGGCCAATGGCTGGACCATGACCCACACGGCCACGGCGCTGACCATCCTCTACGTGCTGCTGCAGGCGGCATACCTGCTGTGGCGCTGGAGCAATGAACGCGAAGACCGCCGCGCCAAGCAGGCGCGCGAGGCGCTGGACCAGGCCGCAGCCTGCAAGGTGCAGGCATGAGCGGCCAGCGCATCCCCGCCAAGCTGCTGGGCATCGGCGCGGCCATCGTCACCGCCTGGATTGCGGCCGAGGGTTTCAGCTCGGCGCCCATCGTGCCGGTGCAGGGCGATGTGCCCACCATCGGCCACGGCGCCACGCGCTACGAGGACGGCAAGCGCGTGACCATGGCAGATCCGCCCATCACGCGCGAGCGCGCCCGGCAGCTGGCCACCAACCTGCTGGAAGCGCAATACGGCACCTGCGTGCGCGACTCGCTGGGCGACACGCCCATGCATGCCGCTGAATTCGCCCAGGCCGTGGACTTTGCCGGGCAGTACGGCTGCGGCGCCTGGCGCGGCTCCAGCATGCTGGCGCGCACCCGGGCCGGCGACTATGCGGGCGCCTGCCAGGCCTACCTGGCCTATCGCTACATGACCAGCGCCCGGCAGGAGGCCGCAGGCTGGACCGCCTACCAATGGGACAGCGCGGGCCGGCCGCGCCGCTGGCGCTTTGACTGCAGCACGCCGGCAACCGCGTTTGCCGCGGCGTCTGGACCCGGCAGCTCGCGCGGCACAGCGCCTGCATGGAGGCCCTGACGTGACACCACACCATCACCAGCGCGGCCTGCTCGGCTCGCAATTCCTTCTGACGGGCGTGCTGCTCCTGGCCTTGCTCCTGGCTGCGTTCTACATGGGCGTGCTCTACGAAGGGCGCAGCGCCGCCAAGGCCCAGCAGACCGCCCTGCAGGATCAGCAGCGCAAGGCCGACGAGGCTGTGGACAAGCTGCGCGCCGAGCGCGACGACACAGAGCGCGACTTGCGCATGCAGATCGCCGACCAGAAAGCCAAACTCGAAACCACCCAAGGAAACGCCAATGCCTCTCACCAAACCCATGTCGCTGGCGTGCGTGCTGGCACTGTCCGCGTGCGCGTCCCCATCGTCCCTGCAGTGCCCGCCTGCGGTGGAGCTGCGCCACGCGGCCCCGCCCAGGGTGGAGCCGCTGGGCCTGAAACCGCGTATGCCCAACTTGACCCAACGGCAGCAGCAAATCTTGCCGACATCGCCCACGATGGGGACCAGGGAATCCGGGAGCTGAATTACTGCATTGACCGATACGAGCTGATGCGCAAGGCCATGGACCGCTGGACCGAGCAGACGCTGGCCGGCATGGGGGGCTGACATGCTCAAGCTGCAGAGCCTGCGCGACTTCCTGGCCCAATGCGCGCCCGACCTGGCGCGCGACCCTGAGAATTTCATCGTCTATGGCGATGACGGCCGCCTCATCGCCACGGGCACGGCCTCGCTGTCCTTCGAGTACCGATACACCGCCTATGCCACCCTGCTGGGCTACGCGGGCCACCCGGACGCCATCATGGTGCCGCTGCTGGCCTGGTGCCAGGTCAACCAGCCCGAGCTGTTCGACAACCCCGCCAAGCGTGAGAACGCCATACGCTTCGGCGTGGAACCGATAGGCGCATCCACCTACGACCTGGGCATACAGATCGAACTCACAGAGCGCGCCATAGTCACACCAGACCCGGACCACGACACGCGCCTGCGAATCACCCATCCACCCGAGCCCGGCCCTGTGGGTCTGCAGCGCTTCGATGGCCAGGACGTGCGGCAGCTCGAAGTCTGGGAGCTGTGGATGCGGGACCAAAAGCTGGCGACCTGGGAATTTCTGCCGCCCGTGTGGCGCCAACGCATGCCGCTGTAAGCCATGGCCCAGGAACTCAAGGCCCTGGAAGATTGGGCCGGCGCATTCCTCGAAAAGCTCAGCCCGCCCGAGCGCAAGCGCCTCGCCGCACAGGTGGCTCGCAGCCTGCGCACCACCAACACGCGCCGCATGACGCAGCAGCAGGCGCCGGACGGCAGCCGCTGGGAAGCGCGCAAGCCGCCCCCTTCGCTCAAGGCCGGCGCAAGCCCCGCTTTGAAACCAAGACCGGCCCCATGATGGCCAAGCTCAAGCGCGCCAAAGCCCTGCAGGCCAAGGGCCAGACCGATGGCGCCGTGGTCGAATTCCTGGGCCGTGCCCAGCGCGTGGCCCGCGTCCACCACTTCGGCGAAACCGACGACGTGAACCCGGGCCGAGGCCCGCGCTACGACTACCCGGCACGCGAGCTGCTGGGCTATGGCGACGAGGATCTGGACAAACTGCGCACCCTGGTGTTGCAGCACCTGAAACTCTAGATCGCCTCTCGGCGGTTACACCGCCTGGCACCGGCCATGCTTGTGGCCTTCGCGCGCGTGCGTGGCCACCATGGGGGCCATGGAATCGCCCGTCGCACAAACCGAATCGCCCTACGAGGCCGCCCGCCGCCTGGAGAACCTGATCCGGCGCGGCACCGTGGCCGCCGTGCAGCTGGCCAGCCCGGCCCGCCTGCGCGTCAAGGTGGGCGACAACACCACGGCATGGCTCCCCTGGCTCGCCTGCGCGCTGGCGGCGCCCAGGGCGGCCGGCACTGGTCCCCGCCCGTGGTGGGCGAGCAGGCCGTGGTGCTGTGCCAGGGCGGCGACATGGCCCAGGGCGTGGCCCTGGTGGGCCTGTACTCCGACGCCATGCCGCAGCCAAGCGACCAGCCGGAATGCGAGCGCATGGAGTGGGCGCAAGACAACTACCTGCAGTGGCTGCGCGGCGCCCTGGAAATCCTCTGCCTTGAATCCATCACGCTGGACGTGGGGCAGGGCCAGTGCCGCCTGCACATGACCCCCAGCAGCCTGCAGCTCAACGTGGGCGGCGCATCACTCAGCATGACGGCCGAGCGCATCACCTCCAGCGTGGATATCGTGGCCCAGGGCATCAGCCTCGCCAGCCACCGCCACAGCGGCGTGGAGCCAGGTCCTGCCAACACCGGGGGGCCTCTGTGATGATGGACCGCAACACCGGCCGCGCCATCACCGAGGTGGAGCATCTGCGCCAGTCCATCGGCGACATCCTGGCCACGCCCATCGGCACGCGCGTCATGCGCCGCGATTACGGCTCGCTTGTGCCCGCGCTGGTGGACCAGCCCGACAACCGCACCACTGAAATCCGCCTGCTGTCCGCCGCCGCCAGTGCCCTGATGCGCTGGGAGCCGCGATTGCAGCTGCAGCAGCTCAACATCGAGCGCGACCCGCTGACCAAGGGCCGCGCCACCATCACCGTGGTGGGCAACCTGCTGACCGGCGCCGCCGCCAAGGCCCGCGCCTGCGCCTGGCCGTCACCATCGGGGGCGCGCCATGAGCCAATCCCCGGGCACAGACCTGGCCACCCTCCCCGCCCCGCAGATCATCGAGCCGCTGGACTTCGAGCAGATCCTGGCCGACCTCAAGGCCGACATACTGGCCCGCGCGCCCGAGCTGGCCGAAGTCCTCGCGCTTGAATCAGATCCCATCGTCAAGCTGCTGGAGGCCTGCGCCTACCGTGAGCTGCTGTACCGCGCCCGCGTCAACGATGCCGCCCGCGCCCACCTGCTGGCCTTTGCCACGGGCGGCGACCTCGACCACCTGGCCGCGCAGTACGGCGTGACCCGCCAGGATGGCGAAGCCGACGACCGCCTGCGCACCCGCCTGCAGCTGCGCATCGCCGCGCTGGCCGGCCAGGGCACGCGAGAGCACTACGAATTTCACGCCCTCACCGCCTCGCCCCTGGTGCGCGCCGTGCGGGCCAGCCAGGCCGCGCCGGGCAGCGTGATCGTCATGCTGTGGATCACCGACCAGGCCCAAGCCCAGGCCGTGCGGCAGCTGGTGTCCGAGGCGCTGAATGCCGACAACGCCCGCATGCTGGGCGTGCCCGTCAATGTGGCCGTGGCCGTGCCGCGCACCATCGACATCACCGCCCGCATCACCCGCACGCGCACCGCGCCGGCCGGCCTGCTGCAGCAGCTGCAGGCGCGCCTGCAGGCGGCCTTTGCCGGCATGGCCAGCCTGGACGGCAGCGTGGCACGCAGCTACATCACCACGCTGCTGCACGTCGATGGCGTGCACGCCGTGGACTACCCGGACAACACGCGGCCCGCGCCCATCACGCCCATCGCTGCCGGCGAATTCCCGGCCCTGGGCGCCGTGGACCTGATCGACGCAGGGGTGGCCTGATGGACGCGCGCCGCAGCATCCTGCCCCCGGCATCCACCAGCCTGGAGCGCGTGATAGACACCACGCTGCCGCGCGACTGGGGCACCATGGCCGACGCGGCCGAGCCGGCCAGCACCGCCCAGCACCCGGCCCTGCTGCCATGGCTGGCCCAGCAGTGGCAGCTGGGGCAATTCGAGCGGTATTTTTCCGACCCGCGCGAGCTGCTGGCCAAGGGCCTGCCCTGGCTGCGCGAGCGTGGCAGCGCCGCCGCCGTGCGACGCGCGCTGGCCTGGCAGGGCTATCTGAGCGTGACCCTGGAAGAGGACGGCGCGCGACTGCACATCAACCCGGGCCGCGAAGTCAGCAATGCCGATATCGCGCGCATGGCCCATGTGGTGCGGGCCAGCATCCCGCTGCACGTCCATTTCTACCGGGTGTTCTACCGCTTCGATCTGCGCGCCCTGCGCTGGGACCGCGCGCCCAAGCTGGACGGCGCCTCTGGGACAACGACAGCGGCACGCCCGTGGACGTGGGTGAGGGTGAGCCGCCCGTCATCGGCAGCCAAGGCCGCATCAACCAGTCCCAGGCCCAGGCGCCCAAGCTCACGCCCCTGCGCAGCGCGAACCACCTGCACACCAGCGGCCGCATGCGCCGCGCCGATGAACTGCGCCTCGATGTGTGGCGCTGGGACGCCCGCCTGCAGCGCCTGGCGGGCGGCGGCCAGTTGCACCTGGCGCCAAGCCATGCGCCCCAACGTCCGCAGCATCCGCCATGGTCCGTCAGCGGCGAAAGCTGGGCAGCGACCACGGCCCCGCGCCCCGCGCAGTGCCTTGCCGGCGCCGTTGTCTGGACGGCCAGCAACGCCCCGGCGCGCATCGCGCCCGCGCGCCGATGGACGGGCAGCTGGGACAGCGGACGCTGGCAGCAATCCAACATCCACAGCAAGACCACAGAATCAACGGAGTAAGCCATGCAGACACTGCAAGACGCCGGCCGCATTGCGCTGGCCAAATCCCTGGCCGCCCTGGGCGCACATATCGCATGGGGGCGTGGTGATGGGGCATGGGTTGCGCCGCCCGCCAACCCGTCCACCAGCACCGCACTGATGGACGAAATCGGCCGCCGCGTCGTGGTGGACGTGGGCTATGCCGTGCCCGGCACCGCCCTGGATCACGATATCGAAATGCCCGGACAGGTCTACTACAAGACCAGCCCGGTGCCCACGCCCTTTCTGCTGCTGCGCACCACCTTTGCCTTTGCCGATGCCCAGGGCGAAACCGTGCGCGAATGCGGCGTTTTCTTTGGCACCCAGGCAAAGGCGGGCGTACCGCCTGGCCAGCGCTACCTCACGCCGGCCGAGATCGAGAACCCGGGCACCGTCTACTGCATGGAGTACCGCCCGCCAGTGCTGCGCAGCGGTACGACCAAGGCCACGGAAGAAATCGTCATCCCTCTGTGAGTCGCTCATGACCTCCTACAACCGACACGACCCTGCCAAGGGCTATATCGCCCATGTGTTCCACGCCGACCGCGTAGCGCAATCGGCGGAGCCCAACGAAATGCAGGCCGAGGCGCGCTACCAGCTGCGCCGCGTGGCCGATGCCCTGTTCGCAGATGGCGAAATCACCACGGGCGCGCGCTGCACCGTCAACGCCGAAACCGGCGCCTGCCAGCTGGAGGCCGGCAGCATCTACCTGGCCGGCGGCGTGCGCGACGTGGCCGCTGCCCAGCTGCAGATCCCCGTGCAAGGCACCGTCACCGTGGGCGTGCACTACAGCACACGCATCGTCACGGCCGAGGAAGACACGGACCTCTACAACCCCGCCGTGGGAACCAGCGGCTACGGCGAGCCCGGCGCCGACCGCGTCAAGCTCACCGTGGCCTGGGGTCTGCAGGGCCAGGGCGCGGGCGACTTCTACCCCGTTTGGACCATCGAAGACGGCATCGTCAAGCCGCGCGATGCAGGCCTGCAGGCCAATGCCGTGGCCGAAGCCATCAAGCGCTATGACGTGGACAGCGCGGGCGGCACCTACGCAGTGCGCGGACTCAAGGCCCTGCAGCTGGCGGACGACAGCGAGGGCCGCCAGGTCTACGCCATCGGCGCGGGCGCGGCCCGCGTAGCCGGTGCGGCCGTGGAAGTACCCGCCGACCGGCGCCTGGTGTTCGCAGCTCAGGCCGACATGGCCGCCATCAGCAGCGAGCCCCACAGCAGCAGCACCGAGAATCTGCAACATGTGGCATTCGACCGCTGGCCCGTGCTGGAGCCCGCGCAGGTGCGTATCCAGCGGCGCCGCACCGACCCCGTGGTGCACGGCAGTTTCGTGGGTGCGGCAGATCCGCTGCCCGTCAATAGCGTGGTGCAGATCAACAGCATCACGCAGGGCGGCACCACCTACCAGAAAGACATTGACTACAAGCTCACGGCGGGGCAAATCGACTGGAGCCCGGCCGGCGCCGAGCCCACGCCGGGCAGCACCTACACCGCCACTTACGAATACATCAGCACCGAGGGCGTGCAGAACCAGACCACGCGCGGCTTTGACGTTGCGGGCGCCCTGCCCGGAACGCTGATCCTCGTGGACTACCGCCACGCGCTGCGCCGCATTGACCGCATCGTCATCAACGCCGCTGGTGGCCTGGATGTGGTCAAGGGCATGCCTGCCACCTGGCAACCCGTGGCGCCCGACGTGCCCGAGGGCCTGCTGGCCCTGGCCAGCATCTACCAGAGCTGGGAACCGGACACCCGCCGCACCGATGGCGACGGCGTGCGCACCGTCTCCATGCCC